ATTGACTTTATATAAAATATAAATTAAAGATCTAATTAGGAGAACAAAATTAATGGCATCAACATACACGGATCTCGGCCTAGAGTTAATGGCAACCGGCGAAAACGCTGGTACTTGGGGAACAAAAACTAACGCTAACTTAAACCTTATTGAACAATTAACTGGTGGTTACACATCTGTATCTATTGCGGGTGGAGCTGGTAATCAAGATTTAACTGTTGCAGATGGTGCGCTAACAGGTACAGCTCAATCAAGAGTTATAGAACTTACAGGAAGTATTACTGGAGCAAGAGTTGTTAGAATACCTTTAGATATAGAAACTTTTTACATTATTAAAAATAGTACTTCTGGAGCTTACACAGTTCAATTTAAATATGTTTCAGGATCAGGAGGTACTGTAACATGGTCAGCTACAGATAAAGGAACTAAAATTATTTATGCAACAGCTAATGATGGAACAAACCCTGATATTGTAGATGCTATGTCTACTTCTTCAGAAATTTCTTTAGCTAATAATAACCCAGTAAAATTTTTAGACGCTGACAATTCAGCATTTGTAGGAATAGATGCTCCAGCAACAGTTTCAGCATCTTATACTATAACATTACCCGCAGCAGTAGGGGCTTCTTCTACAGCTTTAGTAACAACCGATGCATCTGGAACTCTCGGGTGGACAGCTACATCAACTTTTGGTATAACAACAGGAAAAGCTATTGCAATGGCAATGATTTTCGGATAAGTAATAAATATAGGAAATAAAAAATTATGGCAAATCCCAATATAGTAGCAGTCACAAATATTCTAGGTGGTAATTTAGGTTGGAATCTATCCGCTACAGCAACTACAACTTTAGTGACAGTAGATGCAGAAAAAATTTTAAAAATAAACAGAATCACAGTTGCTAATGTTGATGGCACAAATGCCGCAGACGTTAGTTTATATGTTGACGGTTTAACAACAGCCGGCGCAACAGGACTCTCCGCAACAGGAGCAGGTACAACAGTATACATCGCAAAAACAGTCTCGGTTCCCGCTGACGCAACGTTAGTATTATCAGACACGCCCATCTATTTAATGGAGGGTGATATATTAAAAGGTGGAGCTAGTGCAGCGAGTGATCTAGATTTATTTATTTCATACGAAGTATTAGACGACGCATAGGAAGGTAATTAGCTATGGCAAATGGCGGAATTATTGGACCAGTCAACATCATATCAACAGGTGGTAACAAAGTTACTACTAAAACATCTACAGGAAGTATTACAACACAACCAGGTACTAAACTTGTAAGAACTCTTGTAGTTGCTGGAGGTGGTTCAGGATATGGTAAACCTGCTGATAATTATTATGGTGGTGGTGGTGGAGCTGGTGGTTTTAGAGATATTTCATGTATATCAGTTTGTGGAGCAACTGCTTACACAATGACCGTAGGAGCTGGTGGTTCTGGTGGAACAACAGTTAATAATGGAAATAATTCAGTTGCAGCTTTTTCATCTAATCCAATAACTTCAACAGCGGGAGGAAAAGGTGGAGCTTCTAATGGATGTGCAGTTATATCTGCTGGTCCAGGTGGATCAGGAGGTGGTATTGGTAATTGGCCTAGTCCTGTTGCAACTCCTAATAGAGGATCAGGAAATACTGGAGGTTTTACACCTCCCGAAGGAAACCCTGGTGGTATAAGTAGTTTTCCATCAGTAGCAGCAGGAGGAGGTGGTGGAGCATCTGCAGCAGGTAGTCCTTCAGCAGGATCTGCAACGGGTGGAGCAGGTGGAGCAGGAGCTACTTCTGATATAACAGGAACATGTACAACTTATGCAGGAGGAGGTGGTGGATCTGCTTGGACAGGAGATAAAGGAGCTGGTGGAGCTGGTGGTGGTGGTAACGGGGGTTGTGGTTGTTCAACTACAAATGCAACTTCAGGAACAGCTAACACTGGAGGTGGTGGAGGCGGAGGTGGTCAAGATACACCTGCATCAACTGCCCCATCAGGTAGTGGTGGCTCAGGAATAGTTATAGTAAAAGAATTAGATAAAGCTTCAGGAGTCTGGAGTATGCAATCACTTTATTGTGAAGTATCAAATGATAATTGGATTACAAGAACCGCGGCAATTGATTATATGGTCGTTGCTGGTGGTGGCGGTGGAGGTAAAGGTGAAGCAGGAGGTGGAGCTGGAGCTGGAGGATTTAGAACATCTTTTCCTGGAGGAACAACAGAAAATTTAACATTAGGAACTTACGCAGTTACAGTAGGAGCAGGGGGTGCTGGTTCTACATGTGGAGCAATTAAAGGTGTATCAGGTTCAAATTCAATATTTTCAACCATCACTTCAGCAGGTGGAGGAGGTGGAGGATCTTTTAATGAAAGTATGCCAGGAGCATCTGGTGGATCAGGTGGTGGTGGAGCAGCAACAGCTCCTAGTCCAGGAACTGGAGGAACAGGTAATACTCCGCCAGTAAGTCCGCCACAAGGAAGCAATGGTGGATCAGGATCGGCAGATTGTGCTAGTTTTAGATCAGGTGGCGGTGGTGGTGGTGCTTCTGCAACAGGATCAAATGGTGCACCAGGAGCAGGTGGAGCTGGAGGAGCAGGAACAGCAAATTCAATAACAGGATCTTCAGTTACAAGAGCTGGAGGAGGAGGTGGTGGAGGTCAAATAGTACCTAATGGTGCAGGTGGAGCTGGTGGTGGTGGAGCTGGTGGCAGAGCTTGTGGAGGGAATTTTTCAGCTACAGCAGGAACAGTAAATACAGGTGGTGGTGGAGGAGGTGGAGGTAACACACCTTATGCTTCAGCAGCCGGCGGTTCAGGAATCGTGATCGCAAGAGCACCTTCAGAATTTACTTTTACAGTAGCTCCCGGAACAAATTCAACATCAACAACTCCAGGTGGCTGTAAAGTAGCAACATTTACTGTATCAGGAACGTTGACAATAGCAGGAAATTAAAATATATATTAAACACTAAGGAGATAAATAACATGGCACATTTCGCAGAATTAAAAACAAAAGTAGATCCAACAGGATTCACAACTGATACTCATCAAGTTGTTGAAAGAGTTGTAGTAGTAGGAAACGATTGCGTTCCTTCAGACATGCACGCTGATGGTGAAACATGGTGTATTAACTTTTTCAAAGGTGGAATTTGGAAACAAACTTCATACAATAATAATTTTAGAAAAATGTATGCAGGTATAGGAATGATTTATGATCCTGTAAAAGATAAATTTTTAAGTTCACAACCTCATGCTTCATGGGCATTAGATGCAAGTGACGATTGGCAAGCGCCAGTAACTTATCCAACGATTATAACTTACGGAAGTAATGATCCATTAGATATGTATCATATTTCTTGGAACGAAGAAAATTTAAGATGGACTGCAACAGATTCAGAAGACCCACAAAATAATTTCAATTGGGATGCATCAGCACTAGCTTGGGTATCCGCATAAGGAGAACTAAGATATGGCTAACGGCGGAATAATCGGAGTAAGTAATAAAACTTCTTTTGGGAAGTGTACGGTTACTACTAAAACAGCCTCAGGAGATATCACATTACAACCAGGAACAAGACTTGTTCAAGCTTTAATAGTTGCAGGTGGTGGTGGAGCTGGTGGTGGTTATGGTGGTGGAGGTGGTGGTGGAGGTTATAGATGTGTTTCTTGTATTTCTGCTTCAGGTTCAATTCCTATTGTAGTTGGTGCAGGTGGCGCAGCCGGTGCCCCTGGAGGGGCAACCACAACACCCGGAGTTAATTCATCTGTTGGTAGTACTTCTTCAACCGGTGGAGGAAAAGGCGCTGGAAGATCTGAAAGTGAAGGAGCTCCTGGAGGTTCAGGTGGAGGAAATTCATTAGGTAATCTTACGAGAAATACTGGAAACGCCGGATCATATAGTCCATCAGAAGGTAATTCTGGTGGTTTAGGAAACGGAACACCAGGATCAGGAAAAAGTGGTGGAGGTGGTGGAGCAGGTGCACAAGGTGGAGATGCACCAGGAACATCACAAGCAGGAGCAGGAGCAGCAGGTTCAAGTTCCTCTTCTTTATCATGTTCAACTTTAGCTGGAGGTGGTGGTGGAGGTGCTCAAGGTGGTTCAGCAGGAGCCGGAGGTCCAGGTGGTGGTGGAGCAGGTGGTGCTTGTACGGCTGGAGGAAACGGAACAGTAAATACTGGTGGAGGAGCTGGTGGTGGCGGTTGGCAAACTCCCGCTGGTGGATCTGGCGGATCAGGAATCGTGGTCGTAAAAGAATTAAACAAAGCAAGTGGTGTGTGGTCAATGCAAAGTCAATTTAGTGCCAAGACCCAGGGAACATGGCCTAAAGCAGGTTTTGGTCCTGTCTCTTTTGATTATTTAGTAGTCGCTGGAGGTGGTGGAGGTTATGGTTGTGTTGGTGGTGGAGGTGGTGCAGGAGGTTATAGAACATCTTTTCCAGGGGGAACTGCAATTAGTTTAGATTGTGGAGCTTATACAATTACAGTAGGTGCTGGTGGAGCAACAAGTAAAACTGGTCCTAGTGTAGGTGCGGGTACTCCTTCAATATTTCAATGTATTACATCCGCTGGCGGTGGTAAGGGTGGTTTAAATTCACAAGCAAACGCCAGTCATTCCCAAGGGGGTTCTGGTGGTGGAACAGGTCACCAAGGTGGAACGGGAGGAACAGGTAATACACCTCCCACAAGTCCCGCTCAAGGTACTTCTGGAGGAGGTTATCCAAGCACAGGTACAGGAAATTATGGAGGTTCTGGGGGTGGTGGAGCTTCAGAAGCAGGTCAAGTTGCTCCAACTGGAGAAGCTTCTTCATCAGGAGCAAGAGGTGGTGCAGGTTCACCAAATTCTATTACAGGTTCAAGTTTATCATATGCTGGTGGTGGAGGTGGGGGTCGTTATGTTGCATGTGCTGGCGCAGGGAGTCCTTGTGGAACAGGAGGTGCAGGGGGAAATGCCTCAGGTGCAGGAACAGCTGGAACTACAAACAGAGGTGGTGGTGGTGGAGGTGGTGATTCAGGACCTAATGGTGGTGGTCAAGGGGGACCAGGAGTCGTTATTATTCAATTTCCTGCAGCTAAAATTTCTGCAGTATCTGTAGCACCTGGTTCAAATACAATTTCAACAACACCTGGTGGTGCTGGAGTAGCTACATTTACAGTTACAGGAACATTGACAGTTGGATAAAAATTCTTTATAAAGTTTTTTATAAAGACATATGAATTTAACAAATTATTATTGGTATTTTAAATCCGCAATTCCAGAGAGAGTTTGTGATGATATTTCTAAATATGGAAAACAACTTCAAGAACAAATGGCAGTCACTGGTGGTTATGGTGATAAAAAATTAAATAAAAAACAAATACAAGATTTAAAAAAGAAAAGAGATTCAGATATTGTTTGGATGAATGATAGATGGGTTTATAAAGAAATTCAACCTTACATACATCAAGCAAATGCAGCAGCGGGTTGGAATTTTAATTGGGATTATTCTGAGTCTTGTCAATTTACAAAATATAAAAAAGGCCAGTATTATGATTGGCATTGCGATAGCTGGGATCAACCTTATCAAAGAGAACAGGGAGATCCATCGCACGGAAAAGTTAGAAAATTATCAGTAACTGTAACTCTATCAGATCCAAAAGATTATAAAGGTGGAGAACTAGAATTTGATTTTAGAAACATGGATCCAGATAAAAAACCTAACATTAAAAAATGTACAGAGATATTACCTAAAGGATCATTGGTTGTATTTCCTTCTTTTGTATGGCATAGAGTATGTCCAGTTAAAAGTGGTGAACGAAACAGTTTGGTTATCTGGAATTTAGGATACCCATTTCAATAAAGGAGAAATATGAAAAAGAAGAAAAAAAGAATAAAGAAACCAACTAAAGTTACTTACCCTACTCAATTAAATAGAGAGGATTATTTTAAATGTCCTATCTGGTTTGCAGATGCACCAGAGTTTGAAAAGAAATTAAACGATGCATCTGATAAATATATAGAAGACTCTAAGAAAACTTTAAAACCAGCAATTGATAAACGTAATAAAAAGTTTGGTGATAAAGGAGACATGGGTCATGTATTCCATTCTACATCTTTAATTGGAGATCCTGATTTTTTAGAATTACAAAATTATATTGGTGCAACATCTCATAATTTATTAATTGAAATGGGTTTTGATATGTCAGGTCATCAATTGTTCACTACAGAAATGTGGGTACAAGAGTTTGCTAAAAAAGGTGGTGGACATCATACTTTACATACCCATTGGAATGGTCATATCTCTGGTTTTTATTTTTTAAAAGCTAGTGATAAAACATCACTACCTTTATTTGAAGACCCAAGAGCAGGGAATGTAATGAATCTGTTACCAGAGTTAGATAAATCAAAAGTAACTTATGCTAGTTCAGCAATAAATTATCAAGTTAAACCAGGTCGAATGATATTCTTTCCATCATATATGCCACATCAATACATTGTTGATATGGGTTATGATCCGTTTAGATTTATACATTGGAACTGCCAAGCAATACCAAAAGGAGTATTAAATGTCGTTCAAGAAAAATAAATATACAGTACTAAAATCAGCTATCTCACCAGAACTTGCAGAGTTTGTTTATCAATATTTTTTAAACAAAAGAAATGTTGCAAGATTTTTATTTGATCAAAAATACCTATCTCCATTTACAGAATATTATGGTGTATGGAATGATGAACAAGTGCCTAACACCTATTCAC